GTCACGCCGCGAGATACGGAACCCGTTGTCTAGCACCTTGCGAACGGTGCGCGGAATCTGCACCGATAGCAACGGGTCCGGTGCGTGCTTGAGCGTTTCGTTCTTGAGCCGAGCATGAAACGAGGAACAAGCACCGTTTATCTGCGAGTTCTGAATAAGTTCTGAATTGATACCACGACGGACAAGCTCGGTGTGTAGATCCTTGAGCATCAGACCGTCCATAATGATAGCCCGGGGAGAGTGTTGGTGCAGTTGTTGTGCGACGAGCATCAACTTTTCCAGAGTCGGTTTCACAATGGATGCGACGAGTTCGGTGTGGATTACACCGTCAACCATTACAGCTGCGGCCACGGTTGCGAACTCCCAGCCAGGGGAACGGTCAATGCCAAAGACAACCTGACCGGTCGGCATCACATCGTCAATGCCACGCTCGTTTTTTAGCCACAACGAGAACGGAATAAAGACATCTTTGGCGGTGTTCACGAATCGGTTGAGCCGGTAGCGGATAACATCTAGGTCGGGTTCGGATCGCGCATCAGACAACACAAGTTTCGGGTCAATCCGACCGTCTTGAAGTGCTGGGCTGGCTTCGACCAGCAAGGCCATAAACTCGTCATCGTCATCGGGGACAATGGCTTCGGATGCTTCCCATATCCACGCACCGAATCGGTCAAGGTCTCCGTCGATTGCTTTGTCAGCCATTCCGTACAGTCGGGTCAACAGTTCCGAGTTCTCGTCTCCGGCGGTCGTGATGCCGACAAGTATCGAGTTGGGTCGAGCACCGAGTCCGGTCTGCAACGCTGACCAGCTCGCATCGTCAACCAAGTGCACCTCGTCAATAATGCCAACCGAGATGGGGATACCCTGCAACGCGGATGACTTCGACGCTTTGATTTCATAACGGCTGCCGTCGCTGGTTCTAATCCCTCGAGTTTCCGTCAACTTTGACATCATCCCTTGAAGTGTCGGGTTCGCGTTGATGATGCGCAACACACGATCATGCACCAACCGAGCAAGGTCAACAGTGCTGGCGATGCCAATGTTGTACTGGTTCGCTTCACGCAACAAAGCCCAGATACCGATGGCCGTAACAAGTTCGGTCTTGCCGTTCTGACGTGGAACCGACACCAAGCAGGAGCGCCAGCGCAATTCGCCTGACGGTAACAGTTCGGTAACGCGGCGCAGCAGCTCACGTTGCCACGGGTCGAAGCGAAACGGCTTACCGTTCGCAACAGTCCAGGCATACTCGAACGCTGGCAGGTAACGGTCAATGTCGGCCGCAAAGTCTGGGGTCAGTGGCGGTGTGTGACGTGCCGGGCTAAATACCACGACGCAACAGTTCAGCCAACGGGTCCATATCGGCTTGCACGCTTGGCCGTTCTTTCAGCAACGACCGGTGGAGCACACCGAATTGCGCAATCAAGGCGGCAGTCACTTCCCGGTCAAGTTCGATGGCCACGGCTTGCAATGCAACAACCGATGGTGCGTGCGCTGCAGTCAACCACGTTTCGTTTGCAATGAATTGCTGGACGGCGTTTTCGAAGTTCAAGGCTTTGCTCCTAAATGTTGAAAAGTTCGGGCGTAAAAAGGAAGGGTAGGCGGCGGATTGGGGCAACCCCACTCAAAAAAGAGTGGGGACTTTATGCGAGGGGACAGACCACCCACGATTGTTTATGTTATGGGATGACTACCCCCCACCTGGGGTTCGTCCAGTTGAGGCGTGTGTTGATGCGGTCTGCTTTGGCAGAGTTGCATCGTCGGCAGCAGGCGATGAGGTTGCCTGGTTCGTTACCGCCACCGAGGGAGTGGGGGATGATGTGATCTACAGTGTCTGCCACCCCCCCGCAATATGCGCACGTTTCAGCATCTCTGGCGAGGATGAATGCGCGTGTGCGTTTCCATTCGGTGGTGCGTAGGTCGGCTCTGTCTTTGGCTGGCATTAGATGACCTCGAGTCCTGTGAACTCTCCGCCGGGTCGCGTTATCATCAGGATTGCTCCGCGTTTGGCAACGTCACCTGTTTTGTGTTTCCACCATGTTGATTCTGATTCCATGGTTGGGGTGCAGAGAACAAGTCGGTCGCGTTTGGATCGTATGCTGAACTCATGTTCATGGCCGTGAACGAGGATATGACCAGCCTGCGCAGCGTGCAGATTGAATGATTGACCCGCCCACCAATCCATCGACTTACCCCGCGCCCATTGATGGCCATGTACCAGGACCATGACGGTACCGTTGAAGTCAATGACCAGATGATCCGAGTCCACTTCCGGGACGTGTATCTTGACATGTTTGTACCTTTCGGGGTTTACTGCAAGAGCATCTGCAACCGCGATGGCCGCTTCTGTAGCGTGACCATCATCAGCTCTTGTCTCTTGGAATCGTTGGAGTTGGTCGTGGTTGCCGTTGACCACTGACAGCCACACTTGCGGTGCGGTGATAAATGCTTCGATGTGAGCGAGTAGCATTCGACGCAGAATCCGGGTTTGTTCAGTGACGGTAAGTCGTGAACGCCACATGTTGCGTCCGTTCTGTGATTGGTTGCCTTCGATACAGTCACCAACCAGTGCGATATGAACCGGCGGTCGTCCAGCATTACGCCACCGGGTAACAGCAGTCTCCAGGGACTGGTTCCATCGTCGGATAATGCCAGCAGTCCCATCGCCGTCGAGGTCCTTACCGATTTGGGTGTCCCCGATAAGGAGATGAAGTACCACATTGGTGCTGGTCGTTGAGGGTTTAGCCGGTTTCTTTTTTCCAACCAGAGCAACAAGCTCGTCAATGCTCGATCGGTTAGCGTCCGGCTCAATGCGGAAACGGTAGAACCATGTCGGGCGCGTAACAGCGTCCGCACCAGCTGTGCTTCGTGTCCACCCGTGAGTTTGGTGACGGGCTTCAACCAGTACAGCGCGGTAGCCGGTGGGGATGACTCCGCCTTGAGCCAAGATGAATTGTTTGATTGCTTCATCGCCTTTTACCTGTTCTGTTGTTGTTGCTTCGATTGTTGATGATGATGGGTCGTGTGGATCGAACGATTGTGAGAATGTCCAGTCACCTGAACGTCCGGCCTTGATGGGCTTTGGTGTTGGTGTCTGGAGCAGTTCGCCGAGATCCATGAGTTACCGGCCGCAGGTCTTACATTCGTTGAGCCGATGGGTGCGGATGGTGGAGTCGGACATAGGGCATCCGTATTCGCGTAGTACCCGGCAGATGTGGCTGGTCTCAGTGGTTAGATCCTGAAACGCTGCGGTGATGGCTGCACGTTCTGACTCGTTGATGGATACCCACCATTGTGACCATTTGCAGGCGTTTGTTCGCCTGGGCGGTGCTTTGAGCATTTCGTCGAGATTCATGCGAGCATCCACAGGATTACGCCGACGGAATTTGCTATGCAGACGGCCGTGAGTACGGTAATGAGTTGGCGGTGTGTTTTGAGTCGGGACTCTTGGTCTTGCAGTTGTGCAACGATGGCTTTGTTCATGTCGGCTTGCAGTGTGAGTCCTTTGACCATGCCCGTTGATGACCGGACGATGTCGTTGTTGAATGCTAGTTGTTGGTCGATGAATGCTTCGGCTGATGTGTCCATTAGAACGGCATCTCCTCGGTTGCTGGCTTGGCGAATGCTGGCTTGATGTGTGGGTTGTTGATGTTGGGTGACACCTTGCCACGCTGGCTGCCGTCTTGGCCGGCATATTCCTCGTACTTGAATGAGACGTCACCGGTGACGATGATGTGATCGTCAAGGTTTACAGCTGTGGAGTCGGACCAGACTGTCCAGTTGCGTTCCCATGATGCCCCTGTTTGGGCTTTGATTGTTTCGGCTAGTTCGAATCCCCAGCGTTTTCCGTTGTCTTTGGACTCGATGAATCGGGTGATTTTGCCTTCGACTGTTCCGAGGACTCGGGCTTTGTTGAGGGCTTCTTCTGGTGTGAGTACGGGCATTAGATGTTCTCCTTTGGTTCTTCTTCGCCGAAACGGTGGCCGTATGCGACGATCTGGTTGTAGTTGTGTGGGTTGGTGATGAATCCCCAGGCTCGCAACCATTCTGCGAGTTGTCGGAATCCGTTGATTCTTCCGTAGTTGTATTCGCGGCGTAGGTGTTCGAGGTCGTCTTGTCCGATGATGCCTTTGAGTTGTAGTTGTGATAGGACGTGGTAGATGCCGCCGCGTGTTTTGACGTTGGTGTCTATCATTCGAGTTTCCCTTCTCGGTATTGTTTCGAGCACTGTTCACACTTTAGCGCAGATGTTGACGGATAATGCAAGCATCGTGGCGGAATGTATTTTGGCGTGTCGTTGTTTTCTGTTTCGGAATTATCGGCCGCCCGAGCGAAGCTCTGGGGCGTGTCGATTATGTTATCTATAATTGCCCCCGATCCGCCGTCGGGCTCCGCCCCGGCGGTCGGGGCTTTCTTTATATGTTCGGGTGACCTGGGTGTCACCCCTTGGGTGACCTGGGTGTCACCCCCCCTGACACCGGTGTCACCCCCCCTGACATACACGTCACCCCTATTGAATGACGCATTTACGACGTAATAACGATTGGTTCCGCGATGGCCGTCTTGCCGTTTGGTGACAATTTCGTTCGCTTCCTCAAGGTCACGCAGCACCCGTTGAGCATGGCGAACGGATATTCCTGCCATGTCAGCAATGCGTGCCATTGAGGGCCATGATCCGTATTCGTTGCCTTCGTGGTCGGCAAGGATAATGAGGACCAGCTTGTGTAAGCCGTAGACGTTCTTGTTGTGGATTGCGGCGCGAGTTATCTTGAATGACATGAATCCCCTAATGAAGTGTCCCCCCGGTGCTAGCACTCACCGAGGGGACAAGATTTTCGTGCGGTGCTAGCCGTTGATGATGTTATCACCAAACTCGAATAATGCAATGCGCATACCCTCATCGGTGCCGGGTGGGTCGACTTGCACCTTGACTACTTTGGCTACTTTGATGCAGCTGTCGTTCTCGAACGCCACACCTTGCAGACCGTCCATTGCTATCTTGAGCAGGTTGTCCACATCGGTGGTGGAGTATCGCTTTAGGTAGACGTCGACGTGGATCGCAAGGTTGCGCGGTTCGACCTGCTTGTCACCGTACTTGTCACGCCATGCGTCGGCTATGCGCTTCTCATAGTCGGCGGTGGTCTTTGGTGTGTAGACGCCACCGTTGCGTGCGAATCGTGGCCGACCTTTGGGGACTGGTTTTCCACTAATCCAGATGCCGTGGATCATGACAGCTCGGTTTTGCGTTTGGTGAATGCGGCTTGGAGTTCGTCGGTGCGTCCTTCGTCAACGGCTTTTGACCACAGTGTGTTGAGTTCGTCGAGTGTGGTGGCGGTGGCTGGGTCGATTGGTGTGCCAAGGCCACGAGAGAATGGTGTGACGTTGCTTCCACGGTTGACCTTTTCCATCTCTTCCCTTGAAGCTCTCTTATTTCCCGAGTATCCACAGTTCGCTAATGCACGCCCCACCGCCGATGTGGCACAGTTTTCAAGCGCCGATGTCTGGTTTGGTCCGGTGCCACCGTCACGCTCGAACGCTGTGTCTGTTCCAGCAGGTCGCAAGTCTTCTTTATCAAAGAATACTGATGCCGTGCAGACCCATTCTCCTCTGGTGCGATCACCTTCGGTAGTGATGTTGTCGACAATGACAGCAGCGGTTGGGTGGTCCTTCCAAAATCTTTTGAGTCGGGACTCTACTGTTTCGTAATCGTCAAGGTTGAAGCGTGCCATTCTCTATCTCCTTCTCTTGTGTCCACCGGTCGTGGTGAACCATCTCCATTTGGAGTCTTTCAGCCACCTGAATCAGGTCGGCAATCATTCGTTCATCACGCTTGATGATGATAGTTTTCGGTTCGAACCAGCCCGGAGCAAAGCCTTCAGCAGTTTCGATGCGCAGCAACCATGCGAATACGCATGCGGTCGCACCGGTGACGTACATCTGCCACTGGACTTGTCGACGGTACTGAATCGGGATGGCGTTAGCACCCCAGTCTTTGCCGGTCGTTTTGACTTCGGCTATGAGTGACCAGTCATCGT